CAGGATCCCCTTTTTGTGTAGCATACTTCATTACTTTTGTCAAGAACTTTTCACGTTCAATAGGTGACAGATAATGAAAATTTAATCCTAAGAATCCATCTTTATATACATCTATAACAATAATTAATGGAAATCTATCCCAGTAAGGAAGTGTTTTCTTATGCTTGGCATCATATCCAAATGTATACATCTTTCCTGGCATTAGTTTTGTCTTAATTCTAAATCCTTTTGCAGACTCGCCAACTTTCTTCTTGAACCAGGCGGCAGACTTCTTAGCCTTTGTTCTTTTTGAAAGAGTCCTTGATGACAGTGCTTTCTGAGTCAATTCTTGACCAATAACACGTTTCGCCATACGAGAAGTCTTGCCTGATTTGGCAATCATTCCCCATTGAGCACCAAGCCAACGATAGCGATTACCATCACTCGCCTTTGCTTCTGTACCTCGTTCTATCGCTACCTTTGTCATCGTTATCTTACCAAATGATCCTCAGTTAGTATCTTGAATTGCCACATTCTATCGTCACAGAATTCTTGAGCGGCTTCCCATTTTGCTTCATTTACTTTCCAAGTCTTTAATTCTTTCAAATATCTATACTTACTCTTTGCGGTCTTTCCCATCTTCGGTGGCGCTGTTTGTGTTTTAGGTTTAACCTCAATCACAATATTCTTCACATTTCCTTCCGTGTCTTTCACTTTAATCCAGAAGTCAGTGAAATATCTATGTACACGACCATCAACAGGACTCACATAAGGAATTACTAATTCTTCACTATTCCACTCAACTACATTGGGATTAGAATCAGCATACACCATAAATCGTCTTTCCCAAGATGAGCGATATACTACGTTATCCACATCACCAACGTATTTCTCACGATTCGTAACTTTATACTTACCTTTATGTGCCATCTCAAGTATTTATATAAATACTTGAGAAACATATTTTGGAGCATTGATTATGGGTAAAATAACCAAAACAACTATTGGGGCAGGTGTAGGCATAGGTGTAGGCGTTAGCTTATTGTACGCACTTGATACTATGGGCGTGCTTGATGATGTTATTGGAATGGGTGATGTATGGAAGAATCACACTCCCAAAACACTGAAATTTCCTTTAGAAGGGGAATCAGCAGGAAACTTTTGGACTATGATAACTTTTAATTCCTGGGTTCCAATTGAATCACCAGCTGATAAAGTGAAGAGCCAAAATAATTTTATAGCAAAGGATTTTATCGGAAAAGTAATGTTGCCTATGCCATTGACATTAGGAACTCAATACAATCAATCTTTCAGCGATGCAGAAGGAATGATGAATAATAGAGGAGAATCAGGAACTGGAATAGCATCATCAATAGATAAATCTTCTAAAGGTGTTGGAATGGAAATTGCAAGTATGGTTGAAGCTGTAATTTCGCCTAACAATTCTTCAAAAATGTCAAAAGGCTCTATTCTCAATAATAAAATGGGAATGATATATGAAGGTCCCACCCTCAGAGGACACACCTTCAGTTGGAGAATGACTCCCAGAAACACAGAAGAACAAGCCGCTATTGAATCTATTGTTAATTGGTTCAAGATTGCTTCCTCTCCGAAAACAGCAAGTGCTTTTGGTAATGTTGATGATGGTGAGGTTGCGAAACAAATTGAGGAAATGAATAAGCTGAGAGAAGCCGATGCACAATTGCCAATGCCAGCCGTGGGAGATGCAGAAAAATGGTTAAAAAATTATGTCGGAATTGGTAGATTATCAATACCTCCGACAATTTCAATTCAATTCTGGGATGGGGATAAGATTAACAGGCACTTATTTGAAGTGAAGGATTCATTTATTACTAATGTTGATGTTAATTATACACCAGCAGGAAATTGGACTGCTTATGATAATGGTGCACCTATAGAAACGCAATTAACTATCACTTGTAAAGAAATTAGTGTTCTTACGTTTGATGATATGAAAAAAGGATATTAATTATGGCTAAGTATTCATCAATGTTACCCGAATTAGAATATAATGGTGCATCTATAAAAGATATAACACATAGAATTGCATTATTAGACTATGTTTCAGAATATAGTTTTATGTTCTATAAACAAAAAATCGAAAATGAAATGACACCTGAGAAATTGTCATTGGCTTTATATAATAATCAAGATTATTGGTGGATTATTTGTGCAATCAATAACATCATTGATCCATTTTATGATTGGATTATGCTTGAAACTGAAGTTTATGCATATGCTGAAAAACTTTATGATAATATCAATGATATTCATCATTGGGAAGATAATGAATACAATCAATTTGATGAAGATAGTCCTGAAAATGATAGAGTTCCTATTACCAATATCGAATGGGAAATCCATAAAAATGAATTAAAACGGAGTGTACGTATAGTCAAAATGGAATATATTAGTAAAATAGAGAAAGAATTTAAAATGCATATGAAGAAAATACCAAAACAGAAACAGGAAGAATAAATGGCTCTAAATCTAAATGCCGCCGGATTATCTGAATGGGACATTATATTTGTCAATCAGTTTGGTGATGAATCAGAAATGTCAGGAATTGTGGAACAAGTTTCTATTTTTGAAAGTATCTACAATAACTGTATTATTGGTAACATCAAAGTCAAAGATGGTACTGGTTTTGTTGAGGCGAATGGTATTATTGGTTCAGGAAAGGAGATGATTAAAATTGAAATCATTACTCCCTCCCTTTCAGTGGACACAACAGCAAATTTTGAAAAGCAATTCGTTATTAATAGTATTACCAATGGTCAAAAAGAAAATGGATATATTATCTATGATGTGGGTGTAGTTTCTCCAACACTTATAAAGAATAATAATACTATTATCAGTAGGTCTTTTTCTGGAATGACTTCCTCTGAAATTGTAGAGTATGTTGCTGCCGATATAATGGAGTTTGGCGTTGATTATGAATGGGAACAGATGAAGGAGATTGAGGCAACAAAACACACTAAAAATATTGTTGTTCCTAATTGGAATCCATTCCAATTGATGAATTTTCTTGCTAAAAATAGTGTATCTCTGGACAATTATTCTAATTATATGTTTTTTGAAAATAATGAGGGGTTTCAGTTTGTAACAATTGACACCCTAAAAAATAAAGAGCCAATGAGAGAATTGTTTTTGAAAAATAATCACATTACAGACTTTCATACTACTACATCTGGACGAGGTGTCATTGATGGATCTACTATGAAGGATTATAATGAAATACAGAGATTTGATTTATCCGAGGGAACAATGAATGGATTATATAGTAATTCATTATTGACTCATAATTTAATTACGAAGAAACTTGACAAATACGAAGTTATTTACGATGGTATGATGGACACAACTCTCGGTGAAGTTGGATTAAATGCTGGTGATTTATTTACATCAAATTCAGAGGCACATTCTGGATTTATGAGTAGTAACTATCTATATGATATTCACGATAAGGGAGATAAAAATCATTATGGTGTATATGATATGAAAAAAGCGGAATTACGAAATAATATTATTTCGTTTGATATAGCAGGCGATTCAAACATTTATGCGGGTGATGTTCTGACTCTTCACATTCCTACTAATATTCATCAAGGAGAGGAAGCAGAGGATCAATATATGACTGGAGAATGGTTCGTATCAGCAATCCATCATAAAATTAATAATACGGAATATATTATGACACTTGAATGTATGAAAGATGGTTTCTATTCTGATCCAGAAGTGACAATATCAGCGAGAGGTTAATAATATGCAGTTTATGGGATTTGATGGATTTATTTGGTTTACTGGTGTTGTTGAAGAAAGAAACGATCCGATGAAACTCGGCCGCGTAAAGGTTCGTATTGCTGGACTCCACACAGAAAATAAAACACAAGGCATCGATAAGGGTATACCAACTGCTGATTTACCGTGGGCCTATCCAATGCAACCAATCACTTCTGCGGCAATGAATGGGATCGGCGAAAGTCCTATCGGTGTTGTTGAAGGAACTTGGGTAGTTGGATTTTTCAGAGATGGAAAGAATTGTCAAGAACCTATCGTGATGGGAACATTAGGTGGATTCCCTATGGAGACTCCTGGGGTTTCTGGTTTCAATGATCCTAATATGGTGTATCCGAAAGCAACCCATTTAATAGAACCAGATACACATAGACGTGCTGTAATTGAGTTTGAAGAACCAATTGAAAATGCTCCTATAGACTCTAAACCGACCGACCTCGATACGAAGGGTGGGAGAATAGAAGATGAAGATGTAACAGTGGCATTGAGTGCCTCCACTTGGTCAGAGCCTCCTAATCCATTTGCGGCAGTATATCCATTCAATCACGTTCGAGCTAGTGAATCTGGTCACGTAGAAGAGTGGGACGATACACTTGATAATGAAAGATTAATGCGTTGGCATAAAGCAGGAACATTTGAGGAAATTCGTGCTGATGGAACAAAAGTGACAAAGGTTGTCAAAGACAACTATCATATTACGATGGGTGATGATTATATTCATATTACACCAGATGCCGAGGGGAATGGTGGTAATTGTTATGTAACTGTTGATGGGAATGCACATTTAAAGATTGACGGAAATTATAATGTTCAGGTGGGAGGTAATTATAATATTGAAGTGATGGGTAATTGGAATGTTGATATATTAGGAAATACAAATATATCTACAGTAGGCACAAAGGATGATGAGTCTGCTGGTATTCATACTATTAAGGGTGCTGTTATACACTTAAATCCATAGGAGCAAATAATGGGTATTCTCGATTCAACGATTGATACAGTCACAAATGCAATAGGTGATACAGTGGATGCTACATCCACTAACAGTAGTGCCACACCAGGCGAACTTGTTCAATCGGCCTCTGGGACATCATATTTTAATGGGGTAGATGATGCACTCAACAATCTAGGTAAAGAATTAAAATCTCCTGCATTCTCAAAAGTTGATTCAATGAAGGCCGCTGGTGAATCATTAAATGTTACAGACAATCTTGATCAATATACTCTTGAACAAGGTTTTGGCGCGGATGGTACTGCAATGTGGGAGACAATGCAGGAGGTTCAAGACTTTTCGGACTCGTTAAATTCTTGTGGTCAACTCGCTCAGGATGCTCTTGAAGGAGCGACCAAAGATTATATCAAAAATACTGGTATTCAGCAAGCGGGTCGTGAGTTATCTAAATCTTTAGGTAAAGCTGACGATATGATTGATTGTGTGGCAGGTTTTGCTACATTATTTGATTCTGCTGGTGTTATGGATGATGCTATGGGGCTGGGAGATTTACCACAAATCCAATCTCGTGTCCAATCAATCATTCGTGATGCTACTGATCCATCAAAATTATCTAATATGCTGATAAACACTCAAGCAGTTCAAGGTTTACTTGGTGATTTCCAGGGAATGTGTGATGCTATGACCAAGTCTCTAAAAGACTTGGCAGAAAAAGATATCGCGGCAATGAACGCGGCCATTAACAAACTCGCTCAATGGGCAGCATTTGCTAAAATTGCAACAAGTGATCCCTGTGCCCTAGTAAACAATAATAAGATGCTTTCTCATATCACTGAACCAGTGATGGATGATATCGTAACATTATATAATAAGGCAACAAATTCAAACGCCAGTGCAGATGATCCAATCATAGATTTAGGTGATATATTAGGTATAGACGACTCCAACAAAAAACCACAAATACCTAAACTAACTCAAGGTGCCGGTGGTGGATTATTGAGTTTTGATGCTTTCTCTTCAAATCTGCCGTCGGGTGGAAAAAGTTGTGTATGTCACGGCGGTGATGCATTTGATGGAAATGAAGCAGATTGTGTAGCGCACGGAGGAGAATGGCGATGTTCTGTAGTAGGAGAAACAGGAACTACAATTTCAGTAACAGAAGTTATTAAACCAACTGAATATAATCCTGATACAAATACTTGGGATATTATACCTGATGTAGTAAAACAGAAATCTCCACTAACACAAAATATTTTGAGTGGTTCTACTCCGTTTAATAACTCAAAAGAGATGTTTACAGAAAATGCGAAAGAAGTGGAACATATCGCGGCCACAGAAGATAAAACAGCAGTAGCAAAAGTCCATAAGGTTGGTTGGTGTTCGGGCGGGAATTTTGATCCAATGACTAATAGGACAGAGGAAGAATGCGCGGCAGATCCAAAAGCGACTTGGCACGAAAGAGAAATGACTGATGCTGAGGTCAAGCAACAAGGTGCATTGACATCTTCATTAATGGGAGCATTCTCACCATCTTTAGTAGATACATTCAAAAAGATTGCAGAATCAGCACCAACGCAACCGTCAGTTGCCTCAGAGCCTACCAAAAGACCTCCTACAGTTGTGACCAAATCAAGAACAGAATTACCTGGATTAGAAGCATTAACTGGTATGAAACCTGTGGCTGTTGTATCGCCTTCTCAGGCATCACCTCAAAAAGAAAGTGCTGATCCAGAACAAAAAGATCCACCACCATTCACAGTTGATAATATTTTTTCTGGTGAATTTGATAAACCTGGTTATCAACAAGAAACAACCGGTGCAAGTTTTCAAGATAGTGTTCAAATGATGAAATCTAACATTGGTGGAGATATTTCTGAATATCATCAATCAATGGAAGCTGTAGATACTGCAATGGAAACGGGCGATTGGTCTAATGTTGAAACTTGTTCTTGTAAACCTAAACCAGGTAAGAAAGCAGAAAAGGGAACTGGTGATTGTGATTATACCAATAGTGATGAAAGAAAATGGATTAATCTTCATAAAATGTCAGTATCACAACTGGAACAGATGAAGGAGAAAGAAAAACGATACCCTAAAGAATATTTTGTAGTCAATGATGAGTTATATCAAGATGTATCGGAAACAGTACTCCGTAAATATGGAACACTATATATCAAAAATTATGACAAGGGGAGTGCTACCTGTGAGAAGTGGGGCGGCACTTGGATAGGCTCAAGTGATACATCTGGTACATCTGGTGGAAGTTCTACATATGATATTACAAATGCCCGATCAAAAACAGTGTGTGAAAATGTTAATGGTCAGTGGGTATGTAAGAAAGGAACAAAACAATCAGGAAATCCAATGAAATCAGTTGAATCCTTTGGCTTGTTTACTAATAGAAAAAATGTTAGTCCTAAATCCAGACTGCCTTCTACCCCAGCGTTTGATACGAAGAAACTTCCCAGTATTGATGGAATTTTAAAAACTTAAAGGAGAAGTAATATGCCAGGTGCTGTAAGATTAGCTGATGCTTGTACAGGTCACGGTTGTTATCCATCGAGAACAAATGTGTCCGCTTCTGCAAATGTTTTCATTAATAGTAGAGGCGCACATAGAGTGGGAGATGCTTGGGATAGTCACGGATGCGCTGTTTGTCCTCCCCACGGTGCTTCACAAGCAAATGGTAGTCCTAATGTGTTTGTGAATGGGAAGCCTCTAGCTAGAATTGGAGATTCAGTTGACTGTGGTAGTTCAAATCAAACAGGTTCTCAAGATGTGATTGCAAATGGATAGTATAAATATAGAAGATAATATAAGGATTTATTCTGATGCCACAGCCGATTAAAACTGAAATTACAAGACGATATAGGGATATTGACCTAGATATGATTGTACATCCTCTAACAAATGATATTGTTGGAAGAAATGATGTTGAGGCTATTAATGGTTCGATTATTAATATAATTAAAACACAAAAGGGGGAGCGTGTTTTTCAACCAGATTTTGGTAGTACAATATATAGTTCATTATTTGAACCGATGAGTATTGAAACAAGAGTTACACTAGAAGCACAAATTGAAGCCGCTATAAGACTTCACGAACCGAGAATATCATTACAAAGAATTATTGTAAATGCTGATCCAGATAAAAATGGCTATACAGTTTCCATTTTTTATACACCAAATAATGATTCTGGTTTGATTAATTTGGATTTCTTCTTAAAAAGATTAAGGTAGTATTATGGCAGAACAAAGACAATTAAATATTTCAAATCTTGAATTTGATGGAATTAAGAAGAATATCAAAGAATTCTTGATTAATCAAGATGAATTCGTGGACTATGATTTTGAAGGTTCTGGTATGAGCGTTATGCTTGATGTAATGGCATACACAACTCATTATATGGGTTTCCATACTAATATGGCAATCAATGAATCCTTTCTTGATACTGCAACACTACGAAATTCTGTAGTATCTCACGCAAAGACTATTGGATATACTCCTAAATCCGCTACTGCTGCCGAGGCTATTGTTAAACTTTCATTCAATACTGATGGATATGATCCAAATTATATCATAGTTGAAAGAGGAACACAATTTGTTTCTAGTATTAATGGTGTTTCTATGCCATTCACAAATGTTGATACCGTGAATATTTTTGAGGATGAAGGAAATGAATTCTCAGGTGAAATCAAACTTCATCAAGGCTCTCTAAAAGGTCTTGAATGGACATATGATGAAGGACTTTCTGAAATACAAAACTTTATCATTAAGGATCCTACTTGCGATAGAAGTACAATTAAATTAACTGTTAATGATATTCCTTGGTCCAATGATCAATTTCTTTCTGAAACGAATCCCTCCTCAAATATTTACTTTCTTCAAGAAGGTCTGGATGGAGTAACTGAGATTTATTTCGGTAATGATATATTCGGAAAAGTGCCATATCATAATTCTGTAATCAGTGTTACATATCTTTCAACAACTGGTGAAGCCGGCAACTATTCATCAACAATTAATGAACAAGTGTTTGCACTTGAAACAACCATTGATGGTGTATATGATTCAAGTAAAGTTAGTGTGGAAACTGTTGATATTTCTTCTCTGGGTTCAAATATCGAATCAACAGAAAATATCAAAATGACTGCGCCGAGGGCGTATGAACGTCAAAATCGTGCTGTAACAGCAGAAGATTATAAAACTATTCTGATTGAGAAATATCCAAACATCGATTCTATTTCTGTATGGGGTGGCGAAGATAATGATCCTCCGCAATATGGTGCGGTATTCATCTGTATTAAACCTAAACACGGACTCGAATTATCACCATTAACTAAACAAAAATTGACGAAAGATATTCTTTCAAAGTATAATATGTTGGCAATTAATCCAATAATTACTGCTCCTGAATACACATATATTGATGTTGATACCACAGTGAAATATAATCCATTAGAGACATCATTATCTGCTGGTGAAATTCAGAGTAATATTATTAATAGTATTGAACGATTCTTCAAAGACGAAATCAGTCAATTCAAAGTCACCTTACGATATTCTAAATTAACCAATACGATTGATAATACGGATTCATCAATTAGTAATAACTTGACTGATATTAAGATTTATAAGAAATTCTATATTCAAGCATCCAATACAACTGGTAACTATATATTCAAATATGATAATGCAATTAAACCAGGTACTGCTGTTTCTTCTGTATTTGGTAATACTGAGGCATCTACTCAATATGCATTACTAGATGATGGTCAAGGAAATATACTTCTTTATGATATTGTTTCTGAGGTATTCGTGAATACAGAACAGGGAACAGTAGACTATGATACTGGAGTTATTGAGCTAATCGGATTTAGACCTGTACTTGACACAAATTCAGTTATTAGTTTATATGCTACACCACAATCAAATGATATTTCTGCAATAAGAAGTAACTTGCTTGTACTAAATAATAGTAGTGTTACAATGCAATCAATCGCAGAATAATTTGATAAGTGTAGGTACAAATGGCCAACGATAATTTTTCCAAAACTCCAGCAAAGTTTCTTTCAATCTTTGTAGAGAGAATGGTTCCTGATTATGTTCGGGAAGATCATCCTATGTTCATTACTTTCTTACGGAAGTATTTTGAATATCTGGAAAGGGAAACGGACGTCAATGGTGAACTTGGTGAATATTCTCAGATTACAGATTTAATTCAGAATGTTGATATTGACCACGCTTTGGATCAATTTATACCAGAGTTCGAGAAACAATATCTAACAACAACTCCACACACTGCAATCGATCCCACTGTACCTACTACAGATAAGGCATTCCTTGCTAAAAATATTCAAGATGTTTATCGACAAAAAGGTACAACATCTGCACTTAATTTTCTATTCAGAAGAGATTTTAATACCGATGTAAATGTTATTTATCCGAAACAGTGGTTGATGAAATCGTCTGGTTCAATTTGGTATGAGCCAAAATGGATTACAGTTCTAACAGATAAAGAGACCACTAATCCTGAATCTGAATACTATAATGAGATTGAAAATGTTCATACTGCTGAAACTGTAAGGACAGTATATAATAAGAAAGTTATTGGTCAAATATCTGGGGCTACTGCTTTCATTGATATGGATGAAAGTTCAGCAACTTCTGATTATGAGAAGTTACTTTTAACAGAAGTTTCAGGAGAGTTCATCAAGGGCGAGCCAATCTGGGAAGATGTTGGTACATCTGGTCAGATACCATACGTTGCTGTTATTATCTCGGAAGGCATCGAAACTGAAGGTGAATGTATAATCAACGGTAACTCTTGGGCAGATCGTTGGATGCATATCACAACCCATCCGAATGAAGTTAAGTATATCATATCAGAAGGCGCTGGCGCGATTAAAGGTACTACATCAAATGCAACAGCGATTATTGAAGGATTTAATACAGACTGGACACGATTTGACCTAAAAAATATTGATGGTGAGTTTGTTGTTGGTGAGAATATTTTCAATACTGCTGGTTCAATATATTGGGAAAATCCAACATCTTCGTTCTGTTCCTCAAGTAATGATTATCCGCTATTCACATTTGATAATGAAATTGATTGTGTAAATGCACTGCATCCAGAAGGACATATTAATGAATCACCTTTCTTCGGTGAACCAGCATTTCTACACTGGTTCCCATTAGCCGAAGTTACTTCAACTATACAAAGCGTAGAAAATAACATTCTCACAGAAGGCACAGCACGGCCAGTTACTCGTGAACAGTGTAATAATCTTCTTGATGGTTCTCATTCAAAAGTT